TATTTCGAACCAAAAAGCGTCATCTGGATCGTTTTCTTCTATTAATAACCGGTCTTTCGAACCCAAATTCCTCAAAATGTTGCATTTACTTTGGCAATGTTGCATTTACCTTGGCAGGTGACCTTCTTGATCCGCATTTTTCATAGATTACTTGACACTACCCTATCTAAAACACCTAATGATGTTTTATTTAAAAATCTTCATTTTCTTATTGACTTTTAATAGTTAGTCTCACTTTCTTAATCCGCTATACCGTCATCTGGTACAGCACTTCGTATAGTTTCTCTGATTCGATCCATACCTCCGATTTGTTCCAGAAAATCTCATGCGCGTTCAGCACCGCCTCCACGCTGTCTTCCAGTTCCGGATCCTTCTCATCGGTATATAGTTCAATGCTCAGGTTGGAAAACTCCATATAGACCACGTTATCCGCGGCAAAGTTTTCCGAACCCGGAAATAAAAAGCAGATGAACGGCGGATCAGGCGATTCACCTTCCGCGAAATGGTCATACGCAAAAGGGATATCCAGCTCAGCCAGCATCTGCATCACTTCTTCATGCGTCATCCTTTTTCCTCCCGATCTCTTTAATGCATTCCTAACCGTCCTTCTTCAAGTCCCTCTCGATATCCCTTGTCAGCTGCTCGATACCAACCTGCTCTGCAGGAGCTATATGCGGAAAAGCCCTTGTCCTTCCTCCGCCCCTCTTCGCATGACCGAACTCCAAAAGATGCGTCAGCTGATACCTCTTGGAATGCACCACGATCTGGATGGAATCGGATGTTTCCCTGGTCTTCTTGATCGCCCAGCTTTTGGAATACTTCCCAGTCTTCTTCGGGGCTGTGGACTCGATCTGCTGCTTCACGGTCTTACCGGCCTTTTGGACATCCGCTTTCAGGTCGTCCACCGCAAGCTTCGCGTAATCCTCCATACCCTTCATCACGGTATCCGCAAGCTGATTGATCTTTATCGTCTGACTCATCGCCGCTCCTTCCTGCAGGTAAACTTCAGCGACCGTTTCCTGAAATTCATATGGTCAATGTTCTCGATGTTATAAAGCTCACCCATGAACACCACCCGAAACCCCGTGGAAGTAATAGCCGCTGATTTCTGACAGTACCGGACCGTAACGGTCATGGAAGCTTCTTCCACCGTAGTACCGGCGACCTGCTCTTCCTTTGAACTTGCCAGACCCTCGCCGCCGATCGTCGCAAAGCAGGTATAATAATCCGTCCAGGTATTCTTATGATTCCCGTATTTGTCCATAACGGTCTCATTCTTCTGGAACGTCACCCTTGACCTCAAAGCCGCCACATCCATCATAATCCCTCCTTCCGGCTACCAAATAACAGAGCCCTCAGGGTAAGATCCATCGCATGGTGGTCAGCTTCTTCCCGGTGTTCATACAGATAAGCCACCGTGAACATCACGGCGATCTTTCCGTTCGGACAGTCAGCCAGATCATTCTCATCATCCGTCCGCAGGATATCCATGCACTGCTTCACGCCTGCCGTTATGAAGTTTTCCAGCAAAGAATCATCATCCTCGAAATCGATCCTCAGATAATTCTTCATCTCATCCACAGTCACGATCATCTGACATCACCTCACTCGTCCTTGCAAGCTTCATATCACGCTCTTCTTTGTAAACTCGAAAACTCATTCTGCTGCTCATCCTCTCCCCAAGAAGCAAGCTTCGCGGGAACCTTTAAAGGCGGCAGATTTCTCCACCGCCCCATACTCCTTACGCAGGCTCCACAATGACAAGCTTGTACTCAGTTTCTGCATAACCATCAGCCCACAACGTAAAGTTATCAACGGATCTCTCCGTATTATCCCCTGCAAGCACCAGATCAGCCGCAACCCAGCGGACAAAATATCCTGCGTTCAGGTCGCACTGCGTAGCCTCTGAAACATCCTCAGCTGACAAAACAGATCCGTTATAATATAGATCCGTAATCGGTGAAATACCGACACCAAGACCGATTCCCAACCACTTGTGAACGCCCCAGCCATTACCACCATCAAAATCCTTAAGGTTCTTCACCTTATCTGTCAGCGTGATGGTAATGATATGGTCATCATTATCTACTGCCACACTGGAAATCTTCCCGGTGTTATACTGACGATCTGCATGTCCGGCAGCGCTGTCCGTCACAGCCGCGTACTGCATGGTAAAAGCATCGCCAACCATAAGGCCGGCATTTTTCAGTTTCAGAAGCAGCGCATTCACAGCTTTTTCACCGTTCGATGTTCCGGTACATGCTGCCTGGTTCGGCATCAGGCCATTGTCATAAACGATCTTTCCGCCGATATGAGTGACCTCTCCGCCCTGCTCCGTATAATTCTTTGCGTTATATTCGCTCATCTCTTACCTCCAAATCCGGGCTGCCGCTTTTTACGCGACAGCCCCATTGTCTGTTACACATTCCCTTAGCGCTTCATCTTCAGAAGCTGGATGCCCTCCGCAAGGATCACCTTACCGTCGACACGCTCGGTTGCCACATAGCCGACCTGGCCATTGGTAGCATAAAGCTCATTAAGTCTCTGCACCGTTCTTCCTGCACGGTCGCCGATCCAGTAATTCTGGAAATCACCGAACGCCACAGTATATGCATCCGAAGCCATTGTCGGTACATAAGGCGAAGTGTAAAGGTCATAGCCCAGGAGCTTGTCCGGTTCACCTGCCTGCAGAGAAGGCTGCCAGAGATAAACTCCGTTGCCATCCTTCAGCTTTCTGATTGCAGAGATCGTTGCATCGTTCATAAGGAACTTGGCATTTCTGCGGTAAGGAGCTTTCAGTGCATATACAAGATTGATCAGCTCATCCGCAGTAATTGCGTTATTCGCCGCTGCAGTCACGCCAACCTCACCGCCGTTCGCAGTAAAGATACCTGTAGGCTGTCCGCTGCCGGTACCAACGCAGAATGCCTGCTCTTCAGCGATACCAAAGGCCCTCACAAACTCATTGGCGATATACTCTTCCAGCGGGAATGCCGCATCCTGAAGAAGCTCCACGCTGACACGGATCAGATCTGTAAGCTTATAGGCATCGATCACCTTCTGACCGAAAGTAGGATTGCTCTCGGTGAAAGGATCATTCTCAGCTGTCCAGGTCGCTACGGAATGTCCGACAGCAATAGGGATCTTTCTATCGTTCTGAGTCGTGATGACCTTTGCGATAGAACGAATCACATTGGCTTCATCAAGACCGGAAACGATGCTGTTCTCGAATTCCTCCGGCACCAGATATCCGCCGTCCGCATCCGTACTTTCAGAAAGAACATTGTGGATCGGATTTTTGCCGCGAAGATGTCTTCCGAAATCCTCTTTATAAGCATTGGAAGCTCTGCCCTGCTTTTCAACCTCATGCTTCTCAGGCTGGGAAGTAATAGGCTTATTCACAGGCTTATTAAGTTCTGCCTCGATTGCATCCTTACGTTCCATGCGTCTGATCTCGTTTGACAGGTCGTTCAGATCCTGCTCCATAGTTGCATAGGTGGCATCATCCTCAGCGGAAAGCACACCCTTGTCGTTTCTGTGGGTATCGAGGAATCCTTCCATCGTGTTCCACAGCTTTGCTCTTTTTTCTCTCATTTCAATAATAGTCATGGTTAAAATCCTCCGTTAAATGAAATTCTTGATAGTTTCAAGATGGGCTTTAAGTTCATCTACAGAACGTCCCATCGGTTTCTCAGTCGCTTCAGTATCTGGCTTTTTCACATCCTGCATCTCTGCCTTTTCAGGACTTACATCAACAGGCTTCATTTCAGCCTCAACCTTTGCATTGATCTTGTTCATCAGTGCTGCCTGCAGAGTCTTTCTGGAAAATGCATAAGCCGGAATCTGTGCCACAGTCTTTTCATCCTCCAGAACTCCGTCCGCGAAACCCAGCTCGACAGCCTTATTGGCGTTCATCCAGGTTTCAGCATCCATGAGGTGTGACAGCTTCGCTCTCGAAAGACCAGTCTTGATCTCGTAGGCATTAATAATGCTTTCCTTGACCTCACTCAGCATTTCGATTGCTTTCTGCATATCCTCATGATCTCCCATAGCGATGGTTGCAGGATTGTGGATCATCATTAAAGCCGTCGGTGCCATCAGCACTTCTGTTCCTGCCATTGCAATTACAGATGCTGCCGAAGCCGCGATGCCATCGATCTTGACCGTCACATCTCCTTTGTAATCCATCAGCATGGTATAAATCTGACTTGCCGCTATGCAGTCGCCGCCCGGTGAATTGATCCATACCGTTATCGGACCGCTTCCGGCAAACAGTTCTTCTCTGAACATTGCAGGCGTGATATCATCATCGAACCAGCTTTCTTCAGCAATGGTGCCATATAGCTCAAGCTCACGCCCGCCGGAATCACTGCCGTCTGATCCTGTGTCCGTCTGATTCTTCCACGCCCAGAACTTCTTCGTCTGACTCATTCGGTTCTTCCTCCTTTCCTCGTCCTCACAAGCTACGTATCCTTCGCTTCACGCGTAAAGCGCAAAGCTCGGTCACTTCGCTGCTCGTCCTCTTCCCCCGAAACCTGCGGTTCCGCGGGAGACCCTTCATAAAAACTTCCAGCCTTTTCAAGCGGAAGCATATTTCCGTTTACGAGATATAAATCGCCGCCTTCTTCCGCCGGGATCCTATCCATGTTCTCCAGCTCTCGGATATCATTGGCGCTCATCCAACCGTTCTGCCTTGCAGTCGCATATCCGGTCATACGGCTCTGGTAGTCACCCCTGAGCAGACCTTCCACGTTGAACTTCACGAAATATGTTTTCTTCTCTTCAGGTGTGAGGAGTATCCGCTGTATGGACTGCTCCCATCTGATCACCCATGGATCAAGCGTATATTTCACGAACTCCAAAGACTGCTGCTCAATATTCGAAAAGCTGGACTTATCCAGATCACCCACCATATGCGGCGGCACCCTGAAAATCCTTGCTATCTCATTAATCTGAAACTTTCTTGTTTCCAGAAACTGTGCCTGCTCCGGCGATATGGAAATCGGCGTATACTTCATACCTTCTTCCAAGACGGCAATTTTGTTTGAATTGCCAGAACCACCAAATGTAGCCTGCCAGCTATCTCTTACTCTCGCAGGATCCTTGATCGTTCCCGGATGCTCCAGTACACCGGACGGTGCTGCACCGTTCGCAAAAAACTTGCTGCCGTATTCCTCTGTAGCAATAGCCAGCCCTATGGCATTCTTCGCCATCGCAATCGGCGAATATCCCACAAGCCCGTCAAAACCAAGTCCCGGAATGTGCAGCACATCCGAAGGATGCAGCGTTACCAGATAGTTATTGTCTTTCGGCAACTCATCAGTTGATTTCTGATAGGTGTAATACAGCTGACCGTTCTCATCCCTGCTTACCGTCATCTTGTTCGGCATCAGCGGATACAGTGCCACGATCTCACCTTTGCCATTACGAATGATCTGCGCATAGGCATTTCCCCATAACAAAAGATGAGTCATCAGTGTTTCTCGAAACACAAATGAACTCATCTCCGGATTCGGCTCATCATGGAGCAGTCTGTATAAAGGATGATCCAGCGCCTTTTCCTTGCCGCCTTCATCGTTATATCGGTATAGTTGAAGCGGCAGCCCGGCCACAGCCTCCGACAGAATACGCACACAGGCATATACTGCCGTCATCTGCATGGCACTTCGCTCTGTCACAATCTTTCCGGCAGATGAACCACCCACATAGAACGCATATCTGGATCCAACTGTGCTGTCCGTAGGCTTATCCCGACTCCGAAACAAACCACTCAGTATTCCCATCGCATTTTCCTCCTTCTACAGAACCAATATTCCTCTCTGATCATAGACACTTCCCTGATGCTCGCCCTGATTTCGGATGCACCGGTCAAGCGCCATGATAGAAGCTACAATTCCGTCTATCTTTTCTTTCGATCTTGCCTTCGTTACTTTTATATTTCCGGCAGCATCGGTATCCACTACGGTATTTGCCGCCATCCACCTGAGCACCGGATGTCCGCCGTGGATGATCTGTCCTTCCATCAGCAGCCGATAAAAATCTTTCGTCGGTCCGGACATACTTGCAAAGCCCTGACCGAACGGCACCATCGTAAATCCGTCACCTTCCAGGTTCTGAATCATCTGTGTTGCATTCCACCGGTCTACGGCAATTTCCCTGATGTGATACTTCTCAGCCAGATCATTGATAAATCGTTCGATAAAACTGTAATGAATCACATTTCCTTCCGTCGATAACAGGTATCCCTGCTTCTCCCACACATCGTATGGAATAGAAGCTGCTTTCACCCTCTGAAGGATTGTTTCTTCCGGTACCCAGAAGAACGGAAGCAGGATATATTTCTCATACGCATCACGCGGCGGGAACATGAGTACCAGAGCCGTGATATCTCCGGTGCTGGAAAGGTCCAACCCTGCATAACAGTCACGACCAAGCAGCGAATTCATATCAATCTCTTCCGCACCTTTCATAAAAACCGCATCCGGAATCCATGAAGTCGTACTGGATACCCACATGTTGAGTCTCAGCCATTTGAAGGTATTTTCATCTGCCGGATTCTGCTTTGCTTCCCGGTAAGCATCACGCATGCGCTCGATATCTACCGTGTACCCAAGAGAAGGATTCACCTTGTACCAGTTGGCTTCATCCTCCCAGTCTTCATCATCCTTCAGTCCGTAGACCACCGGATAGAACGTCGGATCCACACGCCTGCCCTCCAGAATATCCAGCGCTTTCGTATGAAGCTCATACGCTACAGAATTCCTGTCATTTCCGGCAGTTGTGATAATAAAATGCAGCGGATTCTCTCTGGCATCCGATGAACCTTTTGTCAGGACATCATATAAATCCCTGTTCGGCTGATTATGTATCTCATCAAAAATCAGTCCCGAAACAGAAAAGCCGTGCTTTGTACCAACCTCCGCACTGAGCACTTGGTAGTAACCGGCATTATCGTAATTGACGATTCGCTTTGTGGCTCCCAGCAGATTTGACTGAGCAAGCAGTGTCGGATTTCGCTCTACCATTTTCTTGGCAACTTCGAAAACGATTCCTGCCTGCTGTCTGTCAGCAGCGGCTCCATACACTTCTGCTGAAGGTTCGTTATCTGCGTATAAAAGATAAAGAGCGATGGCCGCTGCCAATTCGCTCTTCCCTACCTTCTTGCATATTTCAACAAAGGCTGTCCTAAACTGCCGGTTCCCATCCTCTTTTACGATTCCGAAAATATCTCTTACCAATTGCTCCTGCCAGGGCAGAAGCCAGAACGGTTTCTTGTCCCACTTGCCTTTGGTATGCTGCAATTCTTCGATGAATCTTACCGCTTTGTCAGCTTTTTTCTTATCATAATGAGAGGTCGGCAGCATAAAACGGGATGGTTTGTAATTCTTCAGTTTCGGATAATCCTTAGGTCTTGGTTCCTTCGGCATCAGACATCACCCCTTAGTATTGCCGCCATCTCATCGCCCTCATCCTTCTTGGCTCCGGTTGCTGCAACAATCCTGGATCTTGCAGAAGGTGTCAGACCGAACTCAGATGCCGCCTGCATCATAAGCCTCTGTTCCGTATTACAGATCGCAACCCACGGATTCGGTCTCTGCATTCCATTCTCGGTCTCATAGGTAGCACCTTCAGAATTGATATGATCTTGAGCTTCTTTCCAACGAGCGTAAGACTGGCAATATGCTGCAAACGCTGATCTGTCGATCTCCGTAAGAACGCCCATCTGGTTCAGCTTCTCACTGAGTCGTTGCCACTCTTCACGAGCATCCGGAAGCAGCCACTTCGGACAGTCGGGCATTCCCTTACCCGGAACCGGTTCTTTCGTATTCAACTTTCTCTTACCCGGATTGCCTTCAAGCTTTTTTACAGCTGTAGGCTTCGGCTTTCTTCCAGCCATAGAGCATCGCCCTCCTTCCTGTCAGATTTTCACTTTTCATTTCGCGATTTTGCACGCGTGACCCCCGCGCCGTTCCCTGGGAGCCTACCCTGTAGAGATTTCGACTCCCCCCTGGGGTATGCGCGTTATCCACGCCCTCCCCAGTAGTCTCCACGTTTTGCATGGATCTGTGAGTGACACGACTTGCACAGCGCGATCAGATTGCTACGATCGTGCGCACCACCTTCACTCAGAGGCAGCTTGTGATGAATCTCTTCAGTAGGCACTATAATTCCACGAGCAAAGCACTGTTCACAGAAGGGATGCTCTGCAGCATACTTGTCACGGATCCGCTTCCATGCACGGCCATATCTTCTCTTCGTAGATTTATCCCTGCCATATTTCTCATAGTTACTGTTATTCATTTTCTCATGCTCTTCACAGAAACGCTTCTCTGTAAGATTAGGGCATCCGGGATAAGAGCATGGATGTTTTGGTTTTCTTGGCATCACTCCACCTTCTTTCCCATAAGAAAAGCCGCTGCAGATTTTCTCCACAAC